GTTGCCTACTGGCTTGTTATTCTTAGTTGTTATTGTTCTGTGTTTGGATGTTATTCTGAATCACCTTCTGATTATTCTTCTTATCAGCTTGTAACTCTTTCATTCTTTGTTCAAGTACATACACACGCTGGTCTGTGCCAACTTGGTAGCTATCTTGTTTCTCTGACACATTGTTAATACGTTTTTCAAAATATTCAACATTATTCTTTATGGCATTCAGAGATTCTTGCTTTACTACATCCAACTTCAAACCGAAGTTACCTACATCCTCTGAGCTTTTGCTATTAGACAGAATGATTGCCAGCATGGCTACTAATAGAACAAAAGTAAGTAGGTGAATAGTCCTTTCAAGTATCGTCCATATCATTGGATGCCTCTACCGTTGTTTGTTTTTAACACCTACAAAGTAGAGTTCAATAGTACGAATAATCTCTGCTTTATCAGCAGCGCTTCTTGCAATTAGGTCAGAGATACTGGCATCAATCTTATTGTTTAACCTGTTCTCTACCTCACGAAGATCTTCGCGGTTTACTTTGCCTGTCTGCATCGTAAGAACTTTCTCTTCAAGACTTTTGAAGTCTGTTCGCTGTGCTTGATAAGTTAGGAATAGAGCACTAACAATCAGAGATAACATCCCCAAACACAATCTTTCCCACAGGTTATTGATCCTGATGTTTGCATCATCTGACATTGTAAAGTTCCATTTGAGATTTCTTATTCTTACGGATAGCTTCCATTTGTTTTTCCCACAACCCAATGCACCCAACATTTCGATTCTGTGCAAGAGCTAGATCAATCAAACTCTCCCCAGCAGGTTTTGCACGGCACGGGCTCACAAGAAGTACATCACTTGGATACACATTCACTATCTGTGGGGTAGGTGGAGCAATAACCTTGTTTGAGCAGCTGGACAATGTTAGGACTAAGCAACCCATCGTCAGGTAGGACAGAACTTTCTTTAAGACTTTCATTCTTAATTATCTCTTGTTTTACTTGAGGCTTTGGATTTCTCAGTTTCTCAATATTATCAGATACACTCTCAATTTTAGTTTGAAGATCCTTTTTACTAGCTTCCACTTCAACCACACTAACGCTATCAATCTTACAACTCAAACCCTTTAAGTTAAGGGACTTTTGCATATCAGAATTGCCGTTAATGGCTACCACTAGTGCTTGCTCAGCTATGATCTTATCGTCGTGTAGAGATAGAGAAAGCCAGCCTAAACCTATTGTACTCGCAGATAACCCAAGAATGAGATAGAACATCCAGCTATTGAACATTCTCTTCATCCTCATCTTCTTTGAACTGCTTAAGGAATTTGCCAATACTACCTAAGCAAGCAACAAACCCCATCGCCAGCACAATGTACATAGGACTCAAACTCACAAGTCCCATACCGAAGGCTAAGCTGATTCCATAAGCTAATGCAATCAGTACATTAGCCAGAAGAGAGATAAATGAGTAACTTTTAAGCTGGGCTTTCCAATCACTTACCACTTTTGGTTTTGTTAGCTTCATTGGCTAAGTCCTTCACTTCTTGTGGAACATCACCTATGCACCATCGGTACTCTACTGAAGCCCTATTAACCAAACCTTTGATAACAACCTTTTCACCTTTCATGTTCTTGCCATAAACCCATTTGTTGAGTTCATCGCACACAAGGTCATGTCTACCAGCATTAAAGTACTTGAGCATTGTACTAGACTTTAAGTTGCCAACACCTTTGTTGAAGGTGAAATCTAACATTGCTCCATATTCCCAATCTGATTTAAAAGGAACTTTAGCTACAGAGCGAAGTTGTTTATCATGTTTGATAAGGTCTTCAGCGTACTTTTCAATACACTGATCATAGGTAAGAGACTTGCCAACCTTAACATTTGGTCCTGTACTTCCTAGACAGATAGTGGGAATACCACCAGTGTCTAAGTAAGTTTTCAGAACAGGTTGCCCATTAGGGGCTTCGGCAGGAGCAGTCATGAAAGCTCCCACCAAGGCCAAGGAGCTAGCAAGACCAACCCCAAGAAGCTTTTTATACAAATTAGAGTTGGTAGACATTCTAAACCCCTATTTAAACAGTCTTAAAAGATAGTTTATCTAGAAAATCCAAGTAACGTTTATCCGTATCCTCAACTTCCCCTAGAAACTTAATAGCGTCTGGATCTTGCTTGCCACAGAAAACAGAGACAATTACAAGCTTCTTGCTGTCTGCAAATCGTACATGTTTAGTCATAACAGCTTAACCTTTGTTAGATTTTATAGGATGTTACCCAAGCACTGGAGCTAAGTGCTCCTGTATCAGTGCTAGCTGTGTAATAGATAGTGGTAGCTGTAATCAAATCCAAATCTGAATAACTTGCTTGATGATTACCTGCTGCAATTACTACACCACCAACAGAACGCATACCAATACTTCCAACCGCCCCAGACAGAGACATCCGACAGTTACTTTGTGCAGAAGATCCAACTTGCATAATACCAGAAATACTACGTGCAGCGGTGGGTACAATAGATGAGATGCCTACTAAAGTATCTGTCTGGTTCGCCGTTGATGAGTTAAGCAAGGTCAAGGCAATATTAATTTGTCTACCTACTTGGAATCCAACAGGAAATAGGCTGGAAGCATTTGTAGGCCAAGCACCAACAAGGGCAGATGCAGTGTATCCACTTGGCATATTAGCGCCAGAGTAGAGAGTACCACTCGATGTAGTTTGATTACAAGCAAGAAGGGCACTGGCTTGGGTAGTTGGGTTATAAATCAAGTATATGGAAACAAATCCTGAAGCTGGGGCTGTCCCTACATCCATACCACCAGCACCAATAGTGCTAAGGTTAATAGGTTTACTGACGTTGGTGAGCTTATATGGAACACCACCTAATGCAGTTGAAACAACAACAGACTCCGCAGTAATAGAAGCTGTCGCTGAAGCAGTGGTCACGGACATTTTAAGATTGGTTGTCTGTCCAACAGGAGGACCATTCAATGCCTGAGCAGTTGCTAAGGATGCACTATCAATGAAAGCAATCTTCCAATAGGCGTCTACAGTATCAGTGACTGGATTCTGACCAACACTGTCAGCAACTGCTACATAGATATTACCATCACTCCCTTGAACATACGAACGTTCACCGGAAGTTGTGAAATAATATTCACCAGTTGCTGACCAAACACTAATACCCTTTTGTAGAATATGAGAGATAGCAGCATCTTGACGATTCTGTGACCAGTTTTCCCATTGGAAAGGGGGGACTTCAGCAGTCCACCCAGTTTGAATTTTAACATTACTTGGGGCTACAATAGCACCCCCAGAAGACCACAAATAAGTGTAGTCAGGTTTTGAAATCTCAGCCATTTAAATTATTCCTAACTAATTATTCTGGTTTTGGATATTTATCTTTGATGGATTGAAGTTTTACTGCCATCTCTTCCGGGAATAATCCAGCAGCAAACAAAGCATCTAGTTGATCCCCAATAGATGGGTATTCAGCTTTACGAAGATAGTAGTAGTCATCGGGATGTCGAATTCGTCCTTTAGCATCGTGGACATATTCAACATCTTCTTCTACAACACCCTCAGGCATTGGATTACCAACTACCTTATCACCATCTTCATCCAAAGATATACAGTAATCCCATTCACCGACGTTGATAATCTGACCATTAAGTGTAAATACTTTACTCATTTAGCTACCCATCCTGTATTACCAGTGCCAGATTCCTTTACATACAGAGTCGTGACAGCACTCCCATTAGTTCTGCGGTAAGTACTGCCTATAGGAGCTGTTACCACTCCCTCCGGAGTACCAGATCCTGCACTATCAAATACTGCGGCGGTGAAGAATCTTTGGGCAATAAAGGATTTGTTGAAATTAAACGATGTTGAGCCAACATCCATACTTAAGTTAACTTCAGGTTGCAGTCTATCGTTTCGAACTCGGAAAAAGTCTGTAACGGTGGTCCCATTGTCGAAAGAAAATATAGTCTGCCCAAGCGTAGAAAATGATTTAATTTTCAAAGATTGGGAGGAATTTCGACTTGAATCAAAGTTTGCTGTGTAATCTCTCCCATCGACACGTTTCATTGTTATGCAACGTGTCGCACTCCACGGAACGGTACTACCACTAAAACCTGTATCAACGTCGTTCAAATAGACATCAGCGTTGATTTTATCATTTACACGAAGTATGCCATCGACGCTGTTTTGTGTGTTAGTGGTGACGTTGAAAACAATACCATTGGTCCCAGTAGTCTCACCATAACATCCATCGAAAATAATACGATTTGATCTGTCAAGCTTCGCTGCATACCTGCCACTACCGGACAACCTCAGCGCATTATCTCTGACAGTTGTCCCTTGGGCAAATACGTTAGCACCAAATAACTGGGCGTCGTGGGAAAAGCAAAACCCAGTGGACCCAGTTGCACTGAGGCGACCCTTACTGAACAGGGTATCGGAGGCTCCTCCCCAACCCCATAGCCAATCTGCGGATGTAGCTACAGATGTTCCGGCCCTTGTAGTACCTTGGATTTTTATACCACCTCCGGTAGAACCACCACCGATGAACCAATAATCCTCAGCAAAAAATTCATTCATCCCTGTTGATGGGTTAATTGTTGGGTGTAGTGCCTTGAGAGTAGTGTTGCGGTCACTCCAAGTCAAGTCTAAGTAGAGGCAAGCATCTGTAAATCCAAACCCTTGACAACGTAAAACACCGCATTGTTTTACGCAGGGAAACATAAACCCAATTGACCAAGAGTTGGTATTAAGGGTTATGTTTTCATAATAAACAGAAGCCCCCATTGCTACAAAAAGAGGGGTGTCATCTGCTGCGTCCGAGCCTGTGATATCCGTCCATCGTTGTGCATTCCCACCACCTGTAGTGGTAAACCTAGTACCACCTGTTTGTGTGTCCCAATTATCAAATTTACCTTGGCCCACAACTGTGGTTGATGCAGGGGTATATAATGTAGATGAAATGATATAGTTGCCAGCGGGGATGATCAAAATTTTACCAGTAGCGGCAATCAAAGCAGATTGGATTGCCGCTGTATCATCTGTAACACCATTACCAGTAGCTCCAAACCTACGAGCATTGATAATTTCTTTCAGTGTGGTAGAAACATTTGTATTAATTGAACCTGCAAGACCGTCTGTATGACCAACCAACGATGATCCAGTTGAGGTCAGTACCACCTCGACAGAGTCTAGTCTACTATCAATAGATGATGGAGTATCAATAACATTTAAAGCTGCCCCATTAAACTGATAAGTCTGTCCACTTGTTCTGTCAGTAACAACAAACCACTTAGGAGTTGGGCTAGAATAACGTTGACCATCAACATCAAAATAAAGACGATTATCAGGAGTGTAGAAATAAGCCTTACCATTTACAATAGCTGGAAGGCTTGAAACAATACCGTCAATGTTACGATCAAAAAGATAGGAGAACTTAACTAAGTTAGCATCCATCTCGGGGGCCCAACCTGACGACCCTACAGGCCACCCAAAATGTGCTTCGACAAAAGGGGACGTTTCTGAAGCCATTAAAAATTTCCTTGTTTATCTAGAATATTCATGATAAATTAGTACCTCAACTAGAAAAACAGGAGATACAAAATGAGGTTAATATATGGGCATGGTTACAACGACGCAGATTACCCAATCAATTGGACGGAGAATGGTAACCGTATGAGATGCCCTATCTACTCTCGATGGAAGTCCATGATGCATAGAACAGCAGACCACGAGCTTTATCCATTCATTTCAGCAGAATCTTACGAATTTGCCGAGGTAGATACGCCTTGGGTATTTTTTAGCAACTTCAGCCAATGGGCTAAAAATAAATATAGACCCGGCTATCATTTAGATAAGGATTTACTTGTAGAAGGAAATACCCTATACAGTCCTGACACATGTTGTTTCTTACCACCAAGAATAAATAGTGCGTTTAAGCCTAACTCTAAGGTCAGCCCCATCGGCAGGGGTGTTAGGATGAAAACAAGCTTGGGAGGGTGTATTTATTATGAAGCGTATACGGCAGATTTTGCAACGGTAAAATGGAAAAGTTTGGGTTGCTATAAAACCGTAGAAGATGCTCACAAAACTTGGCAGCTTTCTCGTATTGCTAATCTCAACTCTTGTATAGAGTATTTATATGACCTAGACTTTCAAGATGAAAGGGTATTCACTGCCATAAATAATAGAATCAATTGTGTTAAACAAAATATAAAAGATGGCGTTCAAACCACCTAACTTAAGCCCTCAGGAGAGGGCTTTTCTTTTGTCTACAATTTATAGGAGGGAGGCATATACCCCACCAGCACCAACTGTAAAATCGCTATCACCGTATCCAATACCATAACCAGCACCATAACCAAAAGTACCTGAGTTTAAATCCCCGTAACCTTTAGCTCCCGGAACACCTTGGAATGCAAAAGCATCTCCAGAGATATAAGTACCATAATTAACTCTTACGCCAATTGGTTTAGGTACAAACCTTGAGGGGTAGCCACTTGAATAGCTAACATAAGTAAGCAACACGGTTTCAAAGTTACTAAGCTCTTTACCAATAAGAAGAGTGTAGGCAGCATCACCTTCTTCAATCAATTGGTTATGGTCACTTCCAAATACAAAGTTAATAAATTCAAGTATTTGGTTTGGTGTAGCATTGGTATTATTCTTGATAATCTTGGCTTTGATGAAAAGCCTGTATTGCTCATCAGTTAGAAGTGTGTTCCCAGCAAGAGGATCATCAACACCCCTGTAAGGACCACCAATAGATGAATTGTTTAGGTCACCAAAAGACTGGGCATCTGGATAGCCAAGATAAGCAAAGTATCTAAGAAGCGCTGTATCAATAAGCTCTCTTGGTTGACCTACAATGTCTCCAATAATATCAAGTTGCTTACCTGTAGCAGTGTCAATAGAACGTTCTTGCATCAGTTGCCTGAAGACTTCTTGAAGTTCTATCTTGCCGCCAAGGAGGAGTTGGAGGAATTTGTCGAAGACTACAGTGCCAGTACCATCTTCATCTAGCTTAAATTGTTCAGTTGTTCTGGTCCTAGCGACATCTAAATATAATTCTGTGAAGAAGGGATTAATTTCAGACATATTCCCTCCTTAAGAAATTATGATATTGACACTTGATAGGGACGCGATGCTGTCAAAATTAATGACCACGTTACTTGTTCCAACAGGGCTTGGTGAAGTACCAACTGTAAGGGTATTAACTTGATGCCCCGGTACACTATTGATTGCAGTATAGAGGCGGCTGTAAATAACATCATCACCTGTGCCAAAATTAGCAGCAAAGTAATCTATCAATGCACTTCTAATTTGATCATTACCATTAGCTGGGAAGTTAACATCTGTAGTGATGTCCATACTAATATAAATGACGACAGGGTTTGGTCTAGAGAAGCTAACTACGTGTACACCCCCTTGAATATCAGTGACGTTTACACTTGTATTACCGTAGCTTAGAATACCTGTTGGTTTGTTATCCCAAATAGCGTTAGCAATATCTGTGGACAAGCCACCAGAAACAATAGGAAGAAAGCTATGAGCTGGAACACCGTTACCATCTACAACACTTGTGTCATTCTCATAGATAGTTACTTCACTTACATTATCAAGGTTGATAAGGGCAGAGTAAATAGCATCGAATGTATTAGTTGCACGATCAAACTTACCATTACGAAAGCGTAGACGAAGTTGTTCATCTGTCTCCCTATCTTCACCGGGAGTTGCTGCAATCGGGTTGATTACACTGTCCCAACCAAGCATTGGTGTGAGGATAGAATCAATTGTGTTTGCAGGTTGTTCGATGACACCAGATTCAACTGCAACTACTTCACCTACTGTACGTACTTTAGTAATACCTAAGTTAACAGAAGTGGTGAATCCTACAGTTTGGAAGATGTCGTTACGATCAATTACTAATGTCGTGCCAACAACAGAGGAAGTAAGTGTTGGGTGAGCACCAGCAATAACACTTTGCAATCCAGATAGAATCTCAGGGACAGTGGCACTAGCATCAGATGTAAATGTGACAGTGTTGGTGCTAATTGTATTGGAATAACTGATGGTGTAAGCTGTGCTATTCTGTAAGGTGACTACGGAGACGGTGATACCGCTAGCGTTGCTAGGAGACAGAGAAATAGCACCAACTGTGGTGAATTGCTCGCCAGTTGTAGAGCTACTTACAGTCTGTCCAACAGGGATCAACACATTCGTGTCGCCATCTACAAGAACAGAGGAAGTTGTGAATGTTTGTTCTTTACGTGTCAAACCTGCATAAGCTACGAGATTATCAAGAGCAATGCCTGTTGCGGAGTTTGGGTCAAAGGCTGCATATACTTCTTGGGCAGCTTCCCAAAGGTCAGCTTCAGAAGGAGCTGCTAGGGAGATGAGTCGGCCAAGGGCTGAGCTGTCTGATACATCGACTACATCGCCGGGTTGAACTAAATCTTGAAATAGTTGTACTGCTAAGGCACGATCATCGGCAAGGATGTCAGCTAAGCGTTTAATGATGAATCCAGCGTCAGTCACGCCTGCCATATATTGAATCCTTTAAATTAAATGTTTACGGTCAGAAGTTCAGAGACAGTTCCATCTACAACTTTTATACTGAAGACAAGTTTATACTTACGAGAGCTAGATAAGGTTGAGTTCCAAGATACAATCTCTCTCACACCAGCATCAGACAACACTTGTTGTTGAAGGATCAAGTCAACTCCAGCTTTTGAGATATTCTTACGGGCGATAATTCGTTGTTCGTAAGGTACACCGTAAGTTGTATTGATAAACCACTCACCGAGCCAAGTTCTGAGTTGTATAAGAAGCCGTTGACCTGTCACCTCAACACGAGTTTGAGTTGTATCTTCCTTGAGCAACGGGCCATTGTGCCAAACAATATCATTAGGGTATTCAGAGCTAAGTTTAAAATCCATATACCCATCCTTAATTGCTTGGTGGCACTGTCGAAGGTGCGTGACGATGTGTGCTGAATACCACACCATTGAAGGTTTGAATACCGATACCAGTATAATTACCTGTGTGTGCATAGTTTCCTTGATGCACAATATCGCCAATCCAGAGAGTGCTGGCTACATCTACAGTCATAGTTTGTGCATTCAAATTGATGGCACCGCTAGCATTAATACTTGCGTCTGAACAGTTAATAATTACAGGCTGATTAGATGTATTAATCTCAATACTACCATCTGCTTTCAGACGCACTTCGCACTCACTTGTACCAAGGTTTGCAAATAAAACTGTATCCCTAGTATCATGCGTAAGAACATGCTTAGCCGGATTATTCACAGCCATACTAGGGGGCTGGATACCGGGAAGAAAAATTGCATCTCCCTTGTCCATCTTGGCAAAGTTAGTAGGACTAACAGGGCGGCCGTTACCAGATTTCCAGCCATCCATGTTTCTCATGGAGAAAATAGCCATACCTGTATCACCGGGCTTGATAGGAAATGTCATTCCTGCCGTACTGGACACAGGAAAGCTAACGGGTATACCTTGGATTGGCGGACGTTCTTTTACAGTACCATCTTTAAACTTCTGATTAATGGTGGGTTGAATATCAACCATCTGGCCATTCAAACCATCTCTCACACTAACAACAATACAAGGGATTGCCGTGTAAAGATTCTGCATTTGAGAGTTGAATGCAGATGTAAGAACATCTTGAATTACATCTGCTGTCATGTCACACTCACTTTCTTGATTACTTCAGCACGAATTTCAGTGGTCCAGTTCGGGGAACGCCAACCACCAGCATGTCGAATGTCAGTTACTTTGTACCAACCATTTAGCAAAGTATCCTCAACCATGATAATGTCTCCAGCTTTAATATCTGGATTCAAAAGAATCTTCATCTGGATGCCGGGCTTCTTGGCTTTGTCTTTCTTGGACCGCTTTCTATCTCCGGATACACGATAGGGAAGTTCGATTAGACCTGTATACTTAGAAATGACGTAAGCTTCTTTAAAGTTCTCAGAGTTACCTCTGTCATTGTCGTGAACATACAGAACCCCTTCCTCTAACTGCCAATCTAGAGCATACTTTTCTGAAAGCTCATCTAGCATATCTTTAGGAGTGCCTGACAGCGGGTATCCGTAAATAATTTGATTATTTAGGTTTGTCCCATTGTACACACCTCTATCAGCCCCGATAGACTTACGAAGAGATTCAATAGCAGTCTTTACATCTCTCCCCGGTGGGACTACTTCTGAAAGAACTTGATGATTCAGCTCAGTATAACCAGCACCTAGTGTAATCTGTGTGACTTTTTCTGTACCCGACTTACGTGTAGCTACGTTATTTACCTGACCAGCAAATAACCTCTTTACTCCTCCCGTATCCAAGTACCCAGCACTGAAGACTGCTGCTGGGTATGAAACATCCAGAATTCTGATATGCTCGTCACTTAAATTGTATATCTCGATAGCCGCTGAGTTAGTTCGCTTCTTATTGTCTGTACTTTTGCTGATATCAAAAGTAACTTGAAGATCATGTATTTCTAATGCATTACCACTAGATGCCGCATCCCCAATGATCAGAGAATAGACACGATTTCGCTGATACGGGTCCACGGTTAATCCTCGGTAGTATATATATAAAAGAGATTGTAGTATTGGTCAATTGAATCGGGGTAAGTCTTATACGGCTCGGAGAGAATATCTGCCTTTTCTTCCATCCATATAAACCCAGTAAGAGGGAAGATCGCATAGTCTAAGAATATGGGGTAGTTAGGAACTAAGGCTTCTCCCATAATAATGGGGTTATTATCCGCATCAAGCAAGTTTATGAAATATAACTCAGCCCTTTCATTATAGATAAACTCAAAAATATATGACACACCCTGAAGCGCTATTGAATACGTGTAATAGGCATCAGGAAATAGAGCCATCGAGATGTAATGATCAGCCATTTTCGCGTGCCTGCCTTAGTGGGTCAACATCTTTAGGAGGAGTACCTACATCTGGTGTACCGTCCTGATTTCCTTTGGTGGACTTACTTTCAGATTTCTTCTTTATGGATGCTGTAACATCTTTAGGTATTGTTGTCTTTTTAAGAAGTGCGAAAGTTACTTGTTCAAAACTAAAATTACAATATAAGCCATACCCTGTATTTTGATCTTCTCGGAAAACTATACTAGTAATAACAAGATTGTAGACTGGCTTTCTCAATAAGATCCCGTCATACTCATATAAAGTAACCAGTTGAATATTTGGATCAAATTGACTAGTCTTCTCGTTAAAGATTACACCAGACATCAGATTGGTCAATAGACCCCTGACTTGCTCTAGCTGGTCCTCTCTAGAACTGTCCACTATGACTGTTGGCTTAGTATCAGAGAAAAACTGACCAATGCCGCTAGGGATAAGCCTACTTAGGACGCTATTATCTGTACTTTGTACAGAAACAGCAGAGGGAGCAACACGTGTATTTAGGGCTGCGTTACCCTCTGGATCTTCAATCAGGAAGTTCTCTGTTGCAATATCGACAGCCGTGATAACAGCACTAACATTAAATTTACTGTTATCTTTGACAAAATGGTCACTAATTAGCCCAGCACCATCAATAGGGTGTGATGTCACTTTACCTGTATGGCTTTGTGTGTAAGCTGTTACAGCGTCCATGAAAATCCTTCCGGACTTGTCAATATCACCACTACCATCACCCCAACTAATCATTAACGACATACTATATCCTTACTCTTTTTGGGGGAAGTTTACTGAAGCTTTTTCAAGTTCGCCGCGAAACCAATTACCAAGATCTTCAGCTTGTGCTTGGACATCCATATTAGCCAAGGTCACAGGGTCGATATTAATACTAATGTCAAACTGGTTGGATGTCACAGTTCCGGTAGATTGCTCATTTGCCATATCCATCGCCATATTCTTCTGATTATCATCATAGTCAGTTGGGTTATGATAGAATACTGAACTAGGATCACCATAGATTGCTTGTTGGCGTTCTTTGGCCCTATTTAGGTTAACGCCTGTGTTATTAAGTACTGCATCAAAAACACCAAGAGGGCTCTTATAACTACCAAGACCAAAAGGATCAATCTCTGGGATATCTCCCAACTCTACTGTCTTGTCTGTTGAAGTGCCTGATTTAAATCTCTGAAAATCAGCAATTGCATTAAAAATTGCTGCAATTTCTTTTGATGTAGACTGTAGGTTAGGTAAGAAATCAAATTTAATAGATGAGATATCTGTGAAGATTTGTTTGATATCTTTCCAATCTTGTTTCAGATTTTCAATGCTATCCTTACCAAGCCAATCGGCTACAAGGCTGTCTTTACCTTCAAGCGCACGTACAAAAGACTGCGGGAAGAGTAACAAGTCGTCTGAGAACTTAGTAGCATCATTAAACCCTTCAGCAAGGGAGGTTACTAAACTATTGCTCTCACTCAAACCTGCGTTTAACGTTCTGAAAATACGAGCAAAACCCTCTTCAACACCAGCACTAGATGCAACAACAGCAAGATCATTTACAGAGTTCTGGTAACGCGCTTGTTCTGCTTGGGATGCTGTAGAAGCAGATCCTAAAGCTCCGCCAGCATTAGCACGTTGGGAGGCCGCAGTGCCAGCGTAAGTTAGAATATCACTTGTGACTTTACCCTTCTTCATATCAGCTAAAAGTTGCTGAATAGCTTCGGAGCCAGTCTTGTTACCACCAAGCTTAGCTTGATAGGCTTGTGCAAAGAGTGCAGTGCCACCGGGAAGTGCTTCTGCGATTTGACCTGTAAGCTCTTCACTCTGAAGCTTACCCTTACCAGCTACTTGGGAGAGTGCCCTAAATAGCCTATTTTGAGTAGTCTTATCAAGTTTGTTTACTCGGGCAAGTTCTGCAAATCCAGAGAAAACTTTCTGACTTTCTTTTAAACCAACACCAGAGCCTGTTAGTCCAGAGATTAACTTGTTGTAGTCTTGGGAGGCGTCGAGGTAATTGAAGCCAATTCTTTGACCCTCATCTTTTAGATACTGAAATGATGCCTTACCTTGTTGAGCACTACCACCAGCTTGTTGTACAACAGCGGAAGACTGTAGCTCTGCGGAGACAACTTGTTGGTTCTTCTTATTAAGTGTTGCTAACCCATAACCCCCAAACCCTAGTGCTAATGCCGAGCCATATATACCACCAAAGCCTCCAAAAACACTTGTAGCTCCTCTTGCACGGGCTCCTGGAGGAATCGGAACTGGGACTGGTGGTCTAGGCCCTCCACCCGGAGGTATTGGCGGACCAGGCGGTACTGGGGGAAGTCTACGTGCTGCGCGGAGTAGTGCTGCTAAAAGATTCCTATCATTAACAACGAATCTGGAGATTTCGAAAGGAACACGTAGACTTGCTGCATCTAGAGCATTACCAAGAGCTGTATTAAGCTTACGCTGATCTACATCAAAGTTCCCAATGTTTAGTGTAATTGGTTTGTTAGATATTGTACCAATCTTCTTAAGCTTATTCTCAACATTATCTAAAGCTTTATCAACCCTCTTAATGGAAGATTGGTCAATCTTAATTGATAACGAAGCAAAATATTTGCTAATTTCCAAAATGTCTTACTCCGCTACTTTTTATTCTTTTCTCTACTATCAATAGCTTGTTTATTTAAACTGTCGTAAACATCTAACTGTTCAAGCATATTATAGAGCTGTTTAGTGCTGTACTTCCAATTCATATCAGCGGCTATATCTAGTCCACCTTTATCATGCATTGCAATTCTATACACCTGCCAAGATTGAGAGAACTTTTCATCGATCTCTTCCTCCAACCTTGTTCTTCCTTGTAATACTCCCGATTTAGAACTCGTCGAAGACGGTATTACTCTTCTGAATCGGGTTGCTGAAAAACTTCAGAGAAGTTAAATTGCAACACCTCTTGATAGAGCTTTTGAAGATGGCCATATTTACGAGAGAAAGAAACATTAAACACTTGTTCTGTAATCTGCATGTTATCTTTCGATACATGATTACAGATGATTTGTTTCATCATTGCAAGATCCGGTTTACCTTTATCCAGAGCTTCCTGATGCTTCTCTAGGAAGGCTAAACCCTGTGTGGCAGGCATTGCTGTACAGAGGTATTCTTGATCTTCAATAGTGATTGTAATTTGTTCTAGTGCTTGAAAAGCTGCCATTTATTTTATCCCAGAGTATTAATTTAGAAGAGGTTCCCAACAGCTTCACTAACAATGGTAGCAAGAGAGTTGCCGGGTTGACCGTTTCCACCAACATTATAATCAGTCGTTGACTGTGCGAATAGTTCCCAAGGTCGGTCTTGAAATTGACCGCTAAAAGTTGCACTTGGGAAGCCTGTTACATACGCATCATTAGAAGAGAATACACTACTGCCAGATTTATCAACTAAAGTTAGTGCAATCCTTGCTGTACCATTGATAATATCTTGTCTGAGTGTTTCAGAGAATACATCATTACCAGGCGAGGTTTGCATTAAGCTGATGACGATAGTTGCCGATGTGTCGGGATTCTGTACACGAGTGTGCTTACCTCTAATTCCCTTTACAACTAAAAAGGATTTAGGTCTTGTAATTGTGATGTTATTCCAACCAGTGAATATATACCCACCAATTACAAGTCTTACATTTTGAGGGCTATAAGTATAACTGTTCGCCATTATAACACCCCATTAATTGCTGGGATTGCACCATTAGCGATATTAATCAAATCTTGTAGAATACTGCTATGGTCTTGGTTACTACCAACATTTAATGCAGATTGTGTGGCTCTCAGTACCCAAGTACGTGTATCCATCGTAACGCTTTTAGTTACCGTTGGAATACCTTCAATCCATGCGCTTGTCGAAAAGAACAGATCAGATCCTGATAAGTCCTTGATGAACAAAGGGAATCGACCTTTCTGTGTAGACTCGTCTAACAACCAAAGTTTGGTCAATATATCATTAGATGGTGAGCCACAGTGAAATGTAAGTTGGATCGTGTATGTCTGACTTCTGTTATAAAGTCTAGAGGGGATGCCGTCAGCAGACTCTGCCATTTGAAATGGAACCCTATCTTTAGAAATAGATATGAACGTTCCATTAGCAAAGCCGCTGAGTTTTATACCAAGAGCAAGACAGTTAACTTCGTCTGGGAGGTAGTTAGCAATAGTCATAAAGACTCCTTAAATGAGGGGTGTTTGAGTAAACTCTGTTTATCACCCCTAAATAACTATTAAGGATTAATTCAAGCGCCACCGTTGATCAACTTGACCACCGAGTGATTCCATTGCTGCAACTTCAGATGGGGCAAGAGGTGTGTTACCGCCAATGAAGATGTCACTGCCAAACAAGTAAATACCCCAATCACGAGTACCGAACTCAGTACCGAAAGATGCATTAGCGGGCGCAACAATTACAGCAGAGTTGCTAGAGGCTATAGTTTGGCCGCTCAAATCTTTCATAGTGCAGTTAAAGACATAGGAATTGTCTTTGGAGTTTGCATCAGCAATTTGGAGTTGTTGCAAGACAGTGTTCGAAGGCGAGCCTTGATGCAATGAAATTGTAACGTTCATTGCTGTCTTACTACGCTTAACTCGGGCGAATGAGTTATCACCAGCACCCTGATAAGGAGTAGAACTTGGGGTAATGCGATCCATGCTGATGAACGTACCATCAGCAAAACCAGTTACACGGTGTACGAAATCACCTTTCGACAAAATGATAGTAAAATCATCTGGAAGGTAGTTCGCAATAAAATTATCTGCCATATCTTTTCAGTTTCCTATTCTACCCAAGCAAAGCCGGGAGTGTTATTTTTAAGTCGGTTATAAATCATTTTCTTGGTGAAATCAGATAACTGAGCAGCTTGGGAAATAGAACCGTAAATAACTCCATCGATTTCAACTGCTTTAGATCTATGATGAGAGAAGCCAGTTCTACCAAACATATGATTTTCTTCGCCAGATATACCAACTTTATTATTCTTCTGCTCTATGTTTCCATCCTTAATTCTTTTATACAAAGTTTTAGGTTCTTGATTTAGTGAGAAACTGGCTCTTGTAATGGAATCAAACCAGAACCCGGCCACGTACAAAGGAACTTCTAAAGAATCTTTACGTAAGTGTTGGACATCACCTAGAGTTCCTTCCCTCTTCCATTTATACAGAACCATGTCCGTTATACCCAACGCTTGTTGGCAGGTTCTCGTGTTAGGGAACCAAAATCCCTTTACGAAGATATATTTATCATCAGACCTTTTAGAAACTTTAGTTCCTTTAAGAGGGTTTTGATTATCTTTATAAAAGTCTTTTAAACTTTCTGATGTTTTCTTTTTACTTTCTTCATGATGTGTCAGTGTTCCGCGACTAGAAGCGTGCATTAGATTATACCCATTCTTAACAGAATCATACAATGCAATAGCTTTAGGTTCTAAATCGATTATGTAACTTTCTTCCCCAACACAAAGGATTTCCATTTGGAAATTTTCAGGGCCGTACTTTTGTAGAGCCCTTTTTAACTTAGTACAATTAGAGCGTTCGCTTAAGTGCTGATTCCAGCGGTACTTAGGATTTTTCGTGATCCCTATATAGAGTTTGCTATTAATAGAATTTACTATCTTATATAGATAAAACATAGAATCCTTATGTACTGTAGATTTACACGCTCAAAAATATTTGCACCGAAACCGACCTTACAGCACCTTGCAGACGAGCACGGATAACAAATACTCCAGCGGCACGTTGAGCACGAAGTGTTACCGGGATACTGGCGACAGGGGGTGTGGTAATTGTCCAGCCGGAATCAACCAAACCATTACTCTCAGCAAGAGTCATAACAGCGCGGAGTTCGTTCTCTACGATCAACAGGCCGGGATCTGTCATTGGGATTTTCAGGCTGTTAATGATGCGAAAGTAAACACCCTCTTGCATACGAGCACGAAGCCAGTCTTTACCGATTGCAACATCGATGAACGAGCCATCAAACATGTTACCGTCTTGGAAGATGTCTACACCACCTTTACGGCGGAAGAAGTTCCATGATTTATTGCGCAAGTTAACAATCTGAGTTGGGCTAAGGATGCTACGAGTAACGCCGTTAGCACGCTTAAAGTCCCAGTCGTTAGAACCCGGAGTAACGGCCAACTGACTGCCAATCCATGCAGCTTCTGGATACTCGGTTGCAGCAGTTGCGGAATACACGCCAAAGGTACGACCAGCATTCTTCGCGTTGAGCTTGTAACCAATGTCAGTGATACCGGTAGTTGGAGCTACAGCATCCGGAGACGAAAGACCGTAAATCTTTTCCATAGCTTGGATAACATCAGATAGAGCTTCTTGTTCAGCAGCTACTTGAGTATCCGCAGTCAGGCAATACCAGATATCATTTTCAGCATCTACAGCTTCAAGTGCCGCTGGATAAGTTTCAGTAGGAGTTGCGTTCACACCAACGAGGTTGGTAGAAGACTTAACACTCCAAGGAGTGCCGGGAGTGGTTGGTGCAAGAGTCAGAGTAGTGGTGCCGGTTACAGTGATACCAGTAGGAGTACCGATAGCTGCTTTCAGACCAGTAACAATGGTGGTAGCAGTTGCACTTACACCGGAAGTAAAGGTATAAGGAGTACCATTCAAAGTAATGGTATAAGTGGTGCTGTCCGCAACGGTTGGTGTAAAGGTTACACTATCAACTTGACGACGGCCGATAATAACAGATGGTGGAGTTGCACCAATTACACTCGATTGGCCGAATGCTTGACGAGCCATGACATAGGCTTTATCAGTGGTTGCAAAGTCTGCACCAACTTCTGTGATATCATTGTACGTGCGAGTACGTTCAGCAAAGTTAGTGAACGTAGCAAGTACGAGGGGAATAGCGAAAGATGCTGTGCTGATAGCAGTAGATTGGTCAGTGATGACGATATTTACTACGTCGCTGAGATCGCTCATATTTTTATATGATCCTTTGTTTTGTAGCCATTGCTACGGATAAATGATACTTTCTGGAATTTTTATAATTACTGGAATCTCTGAAGTCTCATCAGCAATGACTACGCCTTCAACAATATCAATAGTTTGTTCAGTTATAGCAATGTAGTTAAAAGTTACATCTATGTTGTGGTATTCAACCCACTTAGTATCTCGTTTCTGTGGTGCCCGACGAATCTGACTTTTCCTCATCAACCCCAATTTATTTCTTTGTAACTCTAAACGAGTGAGAGGGTTGTTATTAATATTCTGTGTGAAACTTTGTGACATATCTCCACTTAGGCTGCCAACGAAACTAAACTGGACCATAACTTCATAAGCCACCTGAAACGTTAGTGTTTCGTTAGTGTTAGCTAAAGTTGAAGTACTATGATGACCTTGCTGTTCAATATTAAGAATGTTTACAACAACGTAACTCTCAGCAGGTTCACTTCCGTTCGAATTACTAAAAATTACGATAGGATTTGTAAACTCTGAAAGTGCTGCTAGGGCACCTTTACGTATGCTGGCCCGTACATCACTGTAGACTGACATCAGTTAATCCCTTTCTTATCTACTTTAAAATCAATAGACTCATAAAGAAGTCCGCTATCAATCAGTGGGTTGTCAAACCCTTTCAGGTCAACCGTATATGGGCTGTTTCGTGGGGAATCCCACATCTCAACAGCTTCTTTCAAGTCACCCTTAGCCATGGCACCAATCCTTGTGTACTCTTGTTTGAAGGTGCTTTTTCCTTCAGCAATACGCTGAATGCTTTCAACAAAGTAGGAGTCGTACAGACCATTTTTTATAGGTGCCATAAAACCAACTCTGATTGCTGGCCGAGTAGGAATATTCTGAGCTGGAAGCCCTTCCTCTTGCCACTGCCACACTTGTGCAACAGAGAGGTTATCGTTATCACTTCCATAGTAGGTCGGCTCAACAATACCAACTTGAACCTCTAATTGACTACCTTTAAGAAGTTCCTTCTTCATCTTCTCCCATCCAGACTTATCAACCTTCAACTTAAAAGACATTTTATTATCCTTTAGTTTGGGGTTAATTCTGTTCTAGCAGCCCAACCCTTCCAGTGATCAATACATGAATCCTTAAATCTATAAGTTTTCATGATTTTGAAAGTATAAGGGACACCTTCGATAATAGAATCCCACTGGAATTCATCTGCATCAAACCCACCAGTACCTTCAATTTGTGATCTAAGGTTGTGAGTATTACAGTAAACTTTAAGCCACTCTCGTGACCTATCTGATTCAGGAAACTGAAGAAGCTCAAAAGGTTTTACAGGTTGTACTTTAAGTCCGGCTGTAAATGTTTCAGTAGTTCCTTCTACCCAGTCTCCATCTACAAACGTGCCTGTAAGTCTTCGTGTAACCACTACATCTGTGAACTTAATAAGGTTAAATCTAAGAGCCATAACTTAACCTCAGAAAGTTGGACCAGCTACACAATTACAAACAGACGTACTCTCACAAGCACAGTCACAAGCTTCTTTACAGGCATCACCATCACAGATTTCGATACTCATAAGTTTACTTGGGCAAGTGTTAGCAGACCAAGGCATCAAACCATTTGGAATCAATACAGCAGGGTCTGTAATAAAGTTCTTAAGTGCTGCGAGATAAGAAGTGGAAACAGAGTTCCAGATTTCTTCATCTCCAACCCGTTCTCGGGTGTTGTAACCAGCCAACTGAAAGGATAGTGAAATTGCTATCAGGCGTGCAGCTTGAATGATGTTTCCATTGGTACGCTCAAGAGCCCACTCAATTTCAGCGTCACTAACCAAATCATAAAAGGGTGAAGTTGGTCCCAAACCAATCAGGAATCTAACTTCTTCAACTGGGGTAAGAGCCATAGCCTCTCCTTTAAGGAGGGCAGACAAGCTGCCCAGTTTCTTATGCAGCAGGCATGATACCAGCAGCAATCAATTTAGTAAGCAATGCATTATAAGCTGCTGTCACAGCCGTCAAACTAGCAAAGTCGCCAGCCTGTTGTGCAGTGAAAGTAATTTGTTTAACTTTACCAGCAACAGTAGTACTTGCAGCAGGAACCGTAGCGCCTGTGATACGACCATCGAGCTCACGAGCCGCGAAGATCCAACCGTTTTTAGTTGTTACAGCCATATTCTTTTACTCCGTCAATAAGGGGAGGGGACACTACGTCCCCATCTCCATTGATTCTTAGGTCAACGACAGACGCACGATAGCTTCTGGATTCAAGCAAGCGTTCAAGAAGTTCTGTTCAGTCATGATTTCGATCTGATCATCTTTCTCGTTCAGGTATTCGAAGAAGTAGCTACCCTGAGCACGACGGTTGATGCTGCCAAAACGGTTAGCCGGAGCGTAGTAGGTTTTCAGGAAGTTACGGATACCAACAGGCATCATGTAAGCATCGCCTTCTGGAATGAACGGTACGAAAGTACCAGCAGCATTCTCATAGCCAGCAGCACCAGCGTTGATAAAGGTCATACCGAATACGCTCATCATTTCAAAGCGAGCATCCAGACCCGGTACATCAGCACCACCTTGGCCCAACAGGATACGAGCAGCTTGGCCTTGGTCAACATATTTGAATGCGTCAGTTACATAAGCATTCTGTTGAACAGCGTTGTAGTACGAATCAGAGCACAGAACAACGAAAGAACGAACAGTGCCAGCTTGACCATCACGCAGAGCGTTACGGGTAGCTTTCTTAGCGTCGTTGAAGTCTGCACGAGGATCGGTAGCCGAAGATAGGTCGGTAACAATCTCAATACGAGTAACACCAAACTCAGTGTAGAAGTTGGTGATTACGGTGGAACGAGGTGCGTACACAGTGCCAGTGGTGATCAACTGCATCCGAGCAGCTTCTTTGGTCAGTGCATGAGCTTCACGAACATCAATCATCTTGTCAGCACGAACCGACGCAACAGTTTCCAGTTCAGCAAACTCTGCCAGCGAACCAGCCTGAACAATACCGTCAACATCGTTTGGAGTGATTGCATCATCCAATGGGAAGTGAGGGATTTTCAGCAACAGGCTGTCTTGTTCACGACCAGCGATAGTTTGGTTACGTTCATCCCAGTTACGATCTTCCAGCAGATGGGATTTACGGGTACTACGAGTAATCTCGATAGTCTTTTGGGTGGAGTATACATCTTCAAACAGACCCAGTGCATTGGTGATACCAACGGTGTTGGGAATAACAATCAGCGAGTCGGTACGGTCAACAACTTTACCGAGGTTCTGACGATCTAGTACAATAGCCATATTATTTATGATTCCTTAGCTTATAGAGTTTGTTTAAACAGTCGCTTAAACTGTTTTAAGTACTTGGATGCCTTGTTGTTCAAGCAGACCCTTCAGGGTTTCAACTTGAGCATCAGTCAGGGCAGCGCCACCATTAGGAGCGGTGTCTTTTGCAACTTGTTTGATGTAGTATTCTTTCAGTTGCAGAGCACCCGAAGTACCAACAAAGCCAACAGCGTTATAACGGTTAGCGGCAATTGCACGGGGAACGAACGAAGGATTGAACGAGAAATGATCGCCATAAACAACAGCGAATTCATTAGTCAGAACCAGAGGAGCAGCAGACGCCAGTACGGTCCAAGCAGCAGTCAGGTCAGCAGATTTAGCACGGTAAACAACAGTACCCATGCGGATAGCTGGAGTGATAGGAGTAACGTTGAGGTCACGGCGGCTATAACCAACCGATGGGTCAAGCTCATGCACAACAAGATCAGAGAAGCGTTGGGTGAAAGTTTCAGCAACGAAAGGCATATTTGATTCCTTTAAAATAGAGAGATTAGCTAAGGCTAATTATTTCAAACCGAGTTTTTGTTTGATAAGGTCTTCGGTAACATCTTTAGACTTAGAAGCTTTAGCTTCAGTAACTACTTCTGTACCTTGGTCGCCAAGTTCTGTAAACATATCGGATGCTTCAAGAGCTTGTTTCTGTGCAGCAAAACCACTCAGAACAGTTTCAAATGCCGAGTCGTCCAAGCTGGACAGGGACGCAGATACAGCTTCCAGTTTGTCAGCGGACATTACAGCGGCAAGCTTGGACTTACGAGCGTCCAATTTAACGGTAACAGCAGCAGCTTCAGCAGAGGCTACTTGAGCAAGTGCTTCAGTCAGGGCTGCTTCTTTTTCAGTGAAGGCTGCAAGCAAAGTTGCGTGAGCTTCTTTGACAGAGGAGAACTCTGCAAGTTGCTCTTGGTACTGAGCAAGCTGAGCCTGCATTTCAGTGATCTGAGTCATTTCTAGAGTTTCCTCATTTTTATTAGTCATATTAAACAGTTTGTTTTTAAGCATTCCATTCTCTTGGGGTTTCTGAGCCGTATCGGCAAGGTAATTGTAAAATGACTCAACGGTCATCTCTGCATCAATCAAACCAAGTGCCAGAGCTTCTTTTGGAAGAAAGGTACGGGCTTCAGTTGACTTAACGCTATCGGTCGATAGGTTACGCTGAGTTGCAACAAACTCTACGAATTCAACATACAAAGAATCAACTTTGGATTGAATATCGTTGATGAAATCAGGACGGAAAGAACCATCTTCTGCATACGGCACCTTACTGGAACCTGCATACACAAAGGACCGCTCATACCCTTCTTTCTCTAGAGCTTTCGAGTCATTCATAAGACGAACAACTACACCAATCGATCCAACTTCAGATCCCGGAGAAACAATAATTTCATCGGCAATAGAAGTAAGACCATATCCGGCGCTGGCTGACATTCCGTCAGTGAACGCCAAGATCTTTACACCATTGGCATCAGCCAAGTCACGCATATATTGAGCGGTTGGGAAGAGGCCGTGAGCCTCACCACCGGGACTATCAATCATCAGAGCAACTGTTTTAGCGCCGTTCTCAACCAGATAAGTGAAATCTTCTTTCAACTGAGTGTAAGAAGTACCACCACAATCAAAGCCCATCATTGTAATCGGACGGTACGACAAGGGGCCTTCGATAGAGAGGGTAGCAACTCCAAGGTCTTGATTAAACGAGTAACGATCAACCTGACCAAACCCACCATCTTCATCACTTTGTAATTTGAAGTCTTTAGAGCAACGATCATCAAGGTATTTAGCAATTGCATCAAAACCTTGTACAGACATTAGCTGTGGAGTATTTAAAGTCTTCTCACGGAGACGGAATAGAGCGTGCGGCATTTACGCCTCCTGTTTGAATTCTTGAATCCATCGTTCATCGTTTGCTGGAATCCAGTCAGAAACAAATAACTTAAACATGCTTCTGACTACGCTTGCACTGATATCGTATTTCTTGCCGATTTTGTAAGCAGACAACCCTGATTCCCACAGAACGCGGACCTCTTCAGCAAAAGACCACGCTGCGTATGGGGTAGGTTTTCTAAACCAAGGGAGAATATTAAATCTAGCCTCAGACATCTTATTCTTCTGGTCCTCTGTCCTAAGTTGACCTCTGACTTTTTCAAGACGTTTGTCAATAGTTTCTTGGGACTGTTTCTTTCCAAGATTATTTAAACGAAATTGTTCTTTTGTTTCTTCAGAGTGCCTAAAACCAGCTCGGGTTGCGGAAGATCTTTCAACACTCTCTTTAGAACGAGTCTTACCTTTCCAAATTTTGGAAATCTTTTCTTTAGACTCATCTGAGTGTTTAAAGCCTAACTTTGATGGTGGCTTAGATCCACCAATCGCAATATTCCAACCTATACTTTTGGTAGGACGGAGTTTATTTTCAATGTCGTAAGCGTACTCTTCATCTGAGACCAGAATAGTTTTTACAAGCAAATTCTCCGACCCGACTTTCCTCATAACATTATAAAGATACGAAGATTTACTATTAACAACTTTGGAAGCTCTGATATGCTCTGCGTATCGTTCTTGAGCTGTCTTTGAAGTTACACCGATATACCCTTGAGAGAACATATCGGTGTGGTCCGGAGAGTGAATCCAGTAAACTTCCGCCATCAGGTATTCTCCGTGTTACTGGTAGAGGCGTCCCCAGAAGATCCATTAGATCCACCAACTCCGTTACTCATACCGGAGGTCATACCACTTCCGCTCATAGATGTATCCGGACTTAAGACTTTCATCAAATCTTCAGTAGACATATTAGGGTCTACTTTGTAAGGGATGTTAGCTTGTTCCATTACCCAGTTAATTACAGCAGGAGAGCGTGGGAGGTTGCCAGTTGCACTTACGCGTTGCACAAACTTGCCGATTTCATCCAAACTAACTTTTCCAATCTCACCGTAAGTCCATTCAGGCATTACGTCGGTTGACCAACCGTTTAAGGAAAATAATTGTTTGGCAAGGTCAAAGTTAAGTTGAGTTTTAATCTCATCCAACTTAGATTGAATTGCCATCTCTACAACACTAATCTTTGACTCTGCGAGAGAGAAGCTGCCGCTACCGTTACTGCCAAGGGAGAGGAAATCTGCAAACAATGCTGTAAGAATTTCTGCCGTATAACGTTGGATAATAGCGTTTGTGTCGTAAGACTTTTGCCCTGTTACAGACATAATCTCAAACTCAAACATCTTCTTACCGTTGTCATCTAGGATCAAGGGAAGGATTAATCCAGATTCCTTGGCCTGATGCATGTTCTTAATTACAGTTTTATAGTGCTCAAAGACTGCTTTGTTATCTTCAGAAGCATCTTCAGTCATATATTGTGGCGGGAGATAAAGAACTTTAAACCCGTTCGAATCTTGTGCCACCGAGATGGCCTCCGACTCTTGGTAGGCTGTCTTATACTTCCAAGCAGACCAGCAACCAACCAGAGGTGATTGACCCTCGGGGTTGTCCTTTATGCTGTTATTTCTGAACAACATGAACTTTTTACGAGGGATAAATTTGATATTATCTTCGTAGGTATAGTTTGCAACTTCTTCATAAGAATTAGCAGCACGGTTGCTAGGAATATTCACACACTGGTAAAGTCCAGCAAGATCCCGACCTTTGTTTTTAAATTTCCAACTATCAATTGTATCTTGTGAGCGAAGTACAAGCTTCTTAATACCAACAAGACCGTCATTGTATTGAGAACCTTTATCACGATACCTTAGACGCAGCACCTTCTCTACCGGTGCGAAACCATAACGGTTAAAGCTTACAGCTTGTTTAATGAAAGACTTGAAATCGTGTTCCATATCATTCATAACTTGACGCATGTAGATAGCTTTATCTTTAAGTTGTTCTTCGTAGCCTTCTGGAATCTTTACACTCCAGTCAACACGAGAAATCATCATCTCTACGTATGCAAGTGCTGGAGCAATGGCCCCGTCCTTTTCCATACGTTTAAAAGTCTGCATCGCTTGAGGCCAACGCAGTTCATGAGAACATTCTTCAAGAATTTCGCCGCCCAAAACTCGGAGGCCGTTATAGCCAGCTTCCCCAAGAGAGAGAGTTGGGATTTCGTTGTCCCCTGCCTCTAGGGAGATTTCTGCTTCGTCAGCCATTTAAGCTCCTGCATTAAGGAAGGGGTTAGTATTAGTAAGTTTCGCTGAAAGTAAACCAGACGAAAAGTTTGGAATGTTAATCTTTTGTGCCAGAAAGAGGAAAGCAAGAGAACAGCAGTCACACATATCGTCGTGGCCCGTAGCGCCCCCACGCCTTTTTCCGTCAAAAAATTCCAATTCCTTGTGAAAGAAGTCATTGTTGTTCACAATCTTATTCCACAAATCATTAGCACAATCTTTAACAATAGAAATAACACCAAGCTCAGCAGATGCCGCGAACGGTCTAAAGGAGTCTAACTTACCGCCAGCAGAACGTCTTGTCTTAGTTATATAACCCTGTTCAATCAATGAACGGGCAAGTAAGACAGTAGATGCTTTGGATGCTGGGTTAGGATCTTCTGGTAGGATAATTTCTACGCTATGTCCGTCTCTTTCGGCATTACTGCAAATATGAGAGAACCAATCACCAAAGGTAATACGTGTTCGACAAACATCTAAGATTACGTAGTTACCACTCTTCAACTTACCCATCTTTACAGACGCAAAGTAGTCAGTTTCCCTGTTGCCGTCGTGCGGCAAAGTTCCGGCCACGTCGTAGGCACGGACAATCTTAACAAACTCCGACTCGTGTGGAATCTCAAGAAGTTCTGGAACTGTAGATCGGTCGTAGTATGTTGAGTTTTGAGGACGAGCAAACCAGTTACCGTATAGCAACCGTTCCCGATCTAGAGTTGGAAGAGATTCCAAATTTGAGCGATACAGAGGATTTGATCGCCGTAAAGGTGGGTTATCGTCAATAGTGCCGAACAAACCTTGAAAACTGATTGGTTTTACTTGGTCTTCATGTTCAGAATCTAAGTCTGGATTACCGTACTTCTCAATCATCTCTTCCCGAGTGTCGCCCCAAACTAGTTCACCATTAATACGAAGAAGATAACGAATTCTTCCGTTCTTCTCTGGATCAGGGCGACCGGCAAGTTCATGACCTTCAGGATACAAATACCACATCGCGTATTTCAGGAGCCAACTCGCGTTGTCCGGATTACAAGACAGGACAAGTCCGTGTACATTAGTTGCTTCGGATCGAAGACGTGACCAGAGCCACCAAATATCTTCTTCCTCTGCGTGAGTTGCCTCATCATAAAAGATGTTAGAAATTTGAATACCTTGGTACTTCTTAGCTGCGTTAGCGTTCTCATAGTGAGAAAAGCTGATTTCAGCACCGCTGGAGAATATCAGCTTTTGATCTTTCAAACGAATCTTTAGATTTGGATCATACTGACTATAAAGTTTAACTGCCTCTTGGAACAAACCACCAGAAGCCATAATTGCACTGGAGTTCTTTCGAATACAGTATGCTTTATAGTTAGGATCTTCAACAAAGCGAAGGTGGCGCATCAAACCAACGTAACTCTTACTTGATCCAGCAGCCCCGCCAACTAGTAAAATCTGAGCGTCACTTTGCAAATATTTTGACTGGAAGTGGGACGCTGCTCCAATTATAGGGGCTGCCATTCTTTATCCTTAATTTATTTACTCCCAAACTGAACTTTCACCCGTCCGGGAATTGCTTGCATAACCAGTTCTTTATAATGTTCCCGATCACCTTCAAACAAGAAGTTTTCTTCAATTGTTCCAGTGATATGTTTTACTGCACTACAGAAGCCGTTGATCTTGCCATCAATTTTATCTAGGAGGTTAGCAATGTTTGCCCAAGAGTCATCTTTCTCAAGATTCTCAATTGAGTCAATTACAACCATCTGCTTAGCTCGAAATAGATGAGCTAGAACAAAGTCTTTAGAGATATTAGCATCAAACAACATCAGGTCACGGGCAAGGCCCATAGTGTTAACAAGCTCACCATCGCAAGCTACAAACTTAATCTTTGAGCCATTCTTCAATGTAGCGATAGCAGAAGTTTCAGAGTAACGAATGTCCGAACCAAATATCTTCAACATGTACTCTTTAACACTACCTGCGCGGTTAATGTGATGCCGTGTTGGTACAAAGAATGTCACATTAACGTCTTGGTTATCAGAAGCCACTTGCCAAGCCTTCATAAGAAGGGCTGTAGTGGAACCAGCCCCCGGCTCAGCGGTAATAACTGTAAGCTTCTCGTTACTTTCCAAAACTTCTTTCTGCATCTTTGTTGCAAATACTACTGACATAGCGTCTTACTCCATAGCGGATTGATTAAATTGTTTTATTCTACTTGACCAGAAGCCTTCAAATATTGGACTGTAATAAGCCCACGATCCCGACCGCTAATCCCATACTTCTTCTTAACCGTCGCCTTCAGAGTTTCCCAATCCATATCATCAAGTTGCTCTTTACTAAAAGCTTCTTGTACAACCTGATATCGGAAACCGGGTTTGTCTTCTAGCATCTGATCTGTAGACAACGTGAACCAAGCCGAATGGGGATAGTTCAATCGAGGTACTTTACCCTCTTGAAGGACAGCACCCTTGCCAGCAATCTCAACACAGTTCTGCATAAAACTATAACCAAGGCTATCAGCACCAGTTACATAAACCAAATATTCGTTTGTCATTTAATTTCTCCTCTGTTCTTAATCTTGAGGATGAAGTATAAGTCATTGTAAGGCTGTTTGTCAACCATATTTAAAAATAAACATTGTATTTACTAAAAATAAATGTATTAGCGTCCACACTACCATGACCTAATAACCCTCTGAACGCAAAATCATTCAGCTTCTCCACAACGATGTCTTTCCATCAGTCATTTTGTTGTAGCCCGCCAGAGCTACTGGGTGTCCTAGGCAGAGGACGATACCAAGCTTTCGCTCGATTCTTTTTAGTCGTCTTCTTGTTCGTCAGGATCGACGTAAACTAGAGATAGACGTGGTTTCATTTCACTCTTGATCTGCTCAGGAGATTGCTCTTCCTCTTCAGTATCACGCTTCCCTTCAGCACGGGCTTTGAAGTTTGTAATCTCATCGCTGCTTGCAGCTTTTTCAACACTAACAATCGAATTAATAACCCACTTAGCGCTAGCAACAGATTCAGAGTTTACAGTTTCATTCTTCAGGCTCTTATCAATAAGCTCTAGAGCAATATCTTCACGTTCACGAAGCTTATCAGCCAGTTCACGCAATTTGCTCTTTTTGATACGAACCTTAGAGTTACCTTTAGTATTTCTATTTGATTTTTCCCCGTCAAATCTTGTTGTTTTGTTCGGATTTTTGTTCATTGATAAGCCCTGAGCAGGTTTATATCACTGTGATAGATTTAGCAGAATTGGATCTAGCCCTGCTCCATAAACTTCAGCCAACCACTCATAACCCTGAGTGGTATAGTGTGTTTGATCAATCCAGACGTATGTATCTGAGTTTACACCAGACACCCCCGCTGCTGTAGCAATTGTTGTTTGACCTGTCAAGTATCCTATGCCGCTGGCTGAATTAAACGTTGCAGCGAATGGAACTCGACCATTGACTAATCGCAGCTGAGCAGATGCTGCAACGAGTGCAGCATTGTTATCCCTCTGGTTTTGCAAACCTACAGGCCCGTTGTTCATCTGTCTACCAGACGCCAATACGAAGGCTGTTGGCCACTTCGCACAACAAGCTGCGTACAGAGTTTCTGCTTCGGCTTGCAATCCAGTTTGACCATCATCATTAAGTGAGCCTTGCAAGAAGATGATAAACGGCATTGCGTTCCCATTAACATCAAGTGGAACGTTCGGAGCAATATCTCCTACAAACTGAAATGTGCTTATTGCACCAGTAAGACCCGTACCAATAACCGTCATTGGCAGAGTTACACTAGCCTTTGCACCGAGACCTATAGCGACAAGTCCATAGTAAGGGTGGTTCACAACCTTGAATGAGCCAACTCCGAAGGTGGTATCGAAAGCAGCTTGCACAGCAATATAGGAAGCATTCCATGCAATAGCCGATGTTGACAGGCCACCCTGAGCTACCACAAAAGTTCCACCAGCACTAACTGCCCATGTGTTAATAATCCACGCATTTATAGGAGGGAGAATTCTATCACGGTACTTTAGCCTTGCATTTCCGTTGTTTGCAAGAAATCCTGTGCCGCCTGCGGACAAGTGCCACGGCTCCCAGCCATATCGTGCGGCGAGGAAATGAGGGTAAGAGTTTTGTGGGCCATAAGCCGCACCAGCGCCTTCCCCAAACGAATCACCTACGAAAAATGCACGCATGCTGGTAATAGGCACAGGCTTAGTAACAGACCCAGAAGAATCCACGCTGATACCAAGCCAGTACGCTGTGGATTCATAGAGTGTTCTACGCCTACTGCGTACACCCGTATCGATAGTAATATATTTTAGACTGTTATCACTAGGAATTGAAAATGCGTTTGGGAACACATTAATTCTATAAGTGCTGGTTGCATCTGGAGTTGTGGCCCATGGGCTGGAAACAGTAGCAACCTTCGTTGTACTGTTGTAAATCGTAATCTGACGAATCTGTCCAATCCCAGTACCACCTGTAATGATTATATACTGTGTTTGGTAGCCGCCGTTGATTCCAGCATCACCTGCTGCTAGTGTAATGGTAGACGCCCCACCAGTTTGGGCTGTGCCGGTAGTCCGGTCGCTTGCCACATTGACTACGACAGTCCCCTCTATGGTGATCTTTATCGCTTGACCGTTGCAACGGATCGGGTATTCTATGAACCTAGAGTCAACGCTGTTCTCCACACGAACACCAGCAGAGCCACCGTTACTTGATGTGAGGTTATTACCAACTATGCCCGCCACTTTGGGAGATAATGGCCCAGCGATCTGTGGATTCATACCTGAATATAGGTGCGAAGATAAATCGATTACCCCGGCTGGGGCAGCACCTACAGCTTTTACATTAGTGATCCCCGAAACTGTTCCAAGAGTTACTGTAGCTGTAACAGGCTTCCCCGGTTTTTCGCCTAGCGAACGGATCGATTGGGTTAGGTTGCCTTGAAGGCCATATGCCTGTTGGACAGCTAACTTTTGCGTATCAGTTGGGACTAAAGGTACATACCGCTGATCCGCTCTTTGTTGACTAATACCCGGAGCGTCAAGAATACTCATACTAAGATGTCCTTTAAGAGATGATGATGGCTGGTTGAATAACTACAGCACCATTTATATCTCTGGACACTGTTGGCTGAGTTACTACTTTAGTTGGTGTACTAAGATAAGTCGCATGCCAAGCATCGATAGCACCTGGAAAGGCCGTACTGGCGACATCAGTTGTGAAGATACCAAGTACACCGTCTGGCCAAGTGATATTTGCAGTTATAATGGTACTGTTTATATCGCGAGTTGCGCTATTGACCTGAAACAAACTTCCGTATGCCCAACTCAAAAGTGACGTGATAGCAGACTGACTATTTATATTATTAATTTGTTCTGCAAGAGAGCGCACTGCAAAAATGTACCCTACTCCAACTTCTGGAACTACAGGCATTTTAGAATCCCCTACACGACTGTAATTGCTGGTTGTGAAATAACTGCACCAGCAGCATCTCTTGTTACAACCGGCTGAGTAATAAGCTTATTTGGAGACCCTGTATATGTTGCGTGCCAAGCATCTATAGCTCCGGGGAATGCTGTACTAGCAACGTCCGTAGTGAAGACACCTGTAATTCCATCAGGCCACACTATATTAGCTGTAATGATTGCTTCGTTAGCATCACGAGTTGCCGATGCTAATTGAAAGGAGCTTGCATACGACCAACTTAGAAGGGATACAGACTTATCAGTTTTTGTAGAGAGGAGGCTTGCAGTCAAGTCTGCACTAGCTTGGCTAGCAGCTGCTGAACTTGCCGAAGATACAGCCGAAGTCTGAGAATTAGTTGCAGAGGTCTGACTAGCTGTAGCACTGTTAGCGCTAGCAACTGCACTGTTGGCAGAAGCTGATGCAGAGTTAGCTGAATTCGTAGCACTTACAGCCGCAGCATTCTTACTAGCCAATGCACTAGCAGCATCAGCAGCCACTTGAGCTGCCAAACCATCACTATGAGCTGTCTGATCTAGCATCAACAATTCATTGATTGTTGTCTGTGTGGTGAGGTCGGTGACCTCTATATTACCAATGTTAGCATAAGACCTATACTCTAAAGAGAATACACTAACATGATACCAACCGTTTGGAACATCAATTTCGTAGCTTCCATCTTCTCCTGTCTTAAAGTCTTTTGTTACAAACATCAGAACTTGTTCAGAAGTGTTGTTAGCCGTAATCCGTACAGAAGAGTTTTTGTATGGCAATCCTGTAGGGGTTAGAAGAATACCTGAAAGAATCATATTGTCCCTACTAAGGTGGAGAGCTTGTTTGTTTTTATAGAAAGATTTTCTTAAAGCCTATCAACAGGACAACCTGCAATACATTTATAGGACTTAAGAAAATCAACTCTTTAGAGGAGAGGGCTAAAGAGTTGATGAAAGAATGTCTATAGGAGAGGATAGACTTCTTTAAGTAGCTAACGTTGAGGAGAGAGGAAGAGAACGTTAGCTTTTTGAAGACATCAATCTTAAAAGAATTTAGACTTGTATGATGTCGGGTGAAACTGGTGCCGGAGGTGTGATTCGAACACACGTTCTGGAATACTTGCTTACAAGACAAGTGCAATGGGCCGCTATGCGACTCCGGCGAATTGGCTCCATCTCTAAGAATCGAACTTAGCTCAAACAGATTAACAGTCTGTCCGCACACCTTGTGCGTTAGATGGAATAAAGAACTTTAAAAGGTTTCTCATCCTTTTCACATTACCTATTATACAGACTTATTCCTGATTGTCAACTAATATCTTTCATTTTGTTATAAAAGATATTAACTATCAGAATCTGGCATTACTTTCTTAAATACAGTTCCGTAATGGCTAATGCCCTCATGCTGGTATTCCCAGCGAAAGCAACCATCAATAAACTCTTCTAAGCTTCCATCAATATCACAACTGCAATCAATATCTTCGTTGCCACAAGAAGGGCAATAGTTCAAATCACCCATTCTTGGGATTCCTTTATTTAGGTTCGATGGAGTAACTGTATCATTTAATTTAACTCCGTGTCAAGTAAATCAGAAAATAAATTAGATATTCCTATCAAAAGCATAATATCTATTTGTAGCCAGAACCATAGAAGTCTCTTTTACAGCTCTACGGTAATAACTTTTAAAGAATAATTTAGCTCGTTTCTTATCAAACCTTTCTTTCAAGAATCTCTTAGAATACTTCCAAGCGATATACTCTTCCTTGAGAATGCAATCTGTACGAAGGTGAAATGATTCAATAGGGTCTTTACTGAAATTCTTAATACAGCGTTTGTAAATCTTATCCCAACGCCTTAGATGTCCAACCTCGTGCATAAAGCTGTCAATGAATTTAGGGTAGAACGGATTAATTAAAATCTTCTTACTGTAATTGTCAAAGCTATAAACACATTCAGCACCTTTCATCCAGTGAAACGGATTCCATTTGATATTGTATTTACGGCATACACTGAGGGCTAACAGCCAGTCTTTTAGTAGGTTCATTTCACAACCTCAGCCAAGTAGCATAATCAGCTTCGGTATAATGGTCATCCAAAGCCTCATTCTTTGACCTCTCATATGTTACCGCTGTGCCATCTACCAATAAGTCCTTGTGTTCTTCACATGCACAACAGATCTTCTCTTCCTTTTTCTGTATGTGGATATTAGTGTTTCTGTAGATTGCAGATACTTTCAAAGGTTTACAGAATGTGCAGTATTTCAATCCGTTCTGCCGTTCTTTAGATTTTATCTTTCTCATACGCTTAATTTCTCCTCAATTGTTTGACACGTCCCTGTGTCTTATTTATTTAATCGTGATCGTAATCCCTGCCACAACCTTCGGTATTACAGTTGGGCCAGTTGGGGCAGCCAAGGTGTCTGATTTCATAGTCAGTATGTTTAGGCTTATCAATAATCAACATAGGCTTAGAGCCCTTAACTTCGGCTAAATAAATAGATAATCCACACTTGGATACAAAACTATTAAGCTCCTCAAAAGCATGTTTGGTAATTTCTGGTGCTAGGGTGCAGAATACCTTTATCGCTTTCTCATCATCCAGAGCAGCAATGACTTTTACATCTTTCATCCTTTCCAAATTAGGCTTGGATGATAGGTCCGTAGTAAACCGTTTGTTGTAAATGCCTTTATCTTTGTACTCATTGATCAACGACATTTCAATATAGTCTGCATCGGATTCTATAAGTTTCTCTTTATACTTTACAACCTCAATTTTCTTACCAAGATGGAAGTCTCTATTCAATTCGACACAGGAGCTAGCACCACTAAGGCAGTGATCAATCCGCTTCCCTTTACCCTTACCAATGTATTTTAACTCACCATCTACAAAAGCTTGGTAAACATAGTAAATTTCTTGATACTCTGGTCTGACAGGTTTGCACATATCTTCAATTTCTTGCTTTGTAAGTTTCTTATATCCCACTGTTTATCTCCTAGAAAGGTAATTGACTATCGTCCCATTCGGGCTCAGGTTGGTATTGGTATGGTTTATGCGTGATCGTAGGTTTAGACACCACTTTCTCCGCATACTTAGGCTTTTCTTCCTTGATTAATCGGAAGTCTTGAACACTACCTTCCCACAACATCAAATCAGAATGAACCTTATAGTAAAACCATCTCCACTGTCCCGCATCAGGCTTAAGTTTCTTACCTTCCATAATCTCATGGTCGAGAAAGGATCTTAAGATGGTTCCTGCTGCTTTATACTCAACACCACAACATTTTGCAATTGTGGCTTGAGCTTCATAATGCTGACCTTTTAGGGTTTCAGTAAAGAACTCATTTTTACTCAGCATGTATGCATAAATAATCTTTCCACTGGCTGAGAGCTTTACAGCTTCGCCTGTCTTCTTGCTGATATACCCGTCTGCCATTGCTAGGCTTTTGGGTAATTTATAAAACTCATCTGTATTCACATCTATACACCTTTAGTTATTGAATCTCGTAAATCTATAGTTTTTATGAAACGTTTATTTTTATTTACTCATATCTTGAATCTCCTTCAGTTTGAACATGCATTTCAGAATAAAAGATTGTCTGCTCATCTCACCACGATTCTCATCAATCCAAGAAAGCAGTGGTCGAGGGATAATCAAGCTCATTTTGTGTCTCCTACTTTATTTATCTCATATGTATGGGACATTTTATCCTATACTCGTTTCTTTCTCTATCACTTCGTTCTTGCACCAAACAACGGAGGAGCAAGAGCCTTGCACGATACAAACCTAAATACCACAAATCAAAATCATGCTTTTCGCTTTTCAAGCTGTTTGGATAGTATGGGATCTTTTGTCTTATAAAGCTTTAAAATCTATATTTTCTTTCTATCTTAATCATTCTATATAAAGAGACATTTTGTCCTATACATGTGGGATCTTTT